GTGCGGGGCTGGGAGCTCACGTCCGAGGCGGGCCAGATCCTCGCCGCCGCCATGGCGGGCGGCAGCCCCCCGGCGCGCGACGTCTTCGAGGCGCTTGCGTCCGGCACGACGGACACCGGGGCGCTCACCTACTACGTCAGCGGCGGCGACCGGGCCGCGGTGCTCGCGGCCTTCCGTGCGGCACACGGCGCCAAGGCGGCGCCCGTGAAGGATGCCGGTCACCAACAGCGGCTGGCGTCGCTGGGGATTCAGGGCGTCGTGGTCCACGAGCACCTCGTCGACTTCCTCGCCCCCCTAACGGGCACCTTCGACGCCATCGTCAGGGAGGCGCTGAACGAGGTGGTGGAGGTCCACCTTTCGCTGACCGATGCCGAGGTCGAGGTGCTCCGTTGGGCCATCGACGAGATCCGCGCCGTGACCAACCTCTGCGCGTCGCACATTGTGCCGGCCGTGGTCACGTACCGTACCGACACGACCATGGGCATGTTCGTCGGCGGCAAGATCCAGATCGCGCGGCGCCTGCTTTCCGACCGCCACGACACGCTGGCGACGCTGATCCACGAGGTCGCCCATGTCGTCGGCGGTGACGGCGAAGTCGCCCACACCGCGACCATCGAAGGCGTGTGGACCGCGCTGTCGAGGCGGTGGCATTCGGCGCCCCCCACCCTGCGGGTGGCGTCGTGATTGCCCTGGACGAGCTGTTCGGCCCCGTGCCCACGGTGGCCCCCAAGCGTTCTGCGCGTCGGCGGATTCCCCGTCGGCGGCTGACCATCCCCGAGCGCGATGTTCTGATCGAGCTCATCAACGACAAGGAGACCTAACAATGGCCCTCGCGTTCAAGAAAGCAACCAAGGCACAGGCGAAACTCCGCGCGGCGATCTTCGGCCCGTCCGGCGCCGGCAAGACGTTCACGGCCCTGCGCATCGCGTCGGGCATGGGCAAGCCGATCGCGTTCATCGATACGGAAAGGGGCTCGGCGTCCAAGTACGCCGACCGCTTCGAGTTCGACGTGCTCGAACTGGAGGAGAAGACCATCGCCGGCTACGTCGCGGCCATCGCCGCCGCCGCGAAGGCCGAGTATCCCGTGCTCGTCATCGACAGCCTGACCCACGGCTGGCAAGACTTGCTCACCGAGATCGACCAGCTCGCCAAGTCCAAGTACAAGGGCAACACGTGGTCGGCGTGGAGCGATGGCACGCCCAAGCAGCGCAAGCTCGTGGACGCCATCCTCAACTACCCCGGGCACGTGCTCGCTACGATGCGCTCCAAGACGGAGTGGAGCGAGGAGAAGGACCACAACGGCCGCATGAAGCCCGTCCGGGTGGGCTTGGCTCCCGAGCAGGGCAAGGGCATCGAGTACGAGTTCGACATGCTGATCGAGATGAGCGTCGAGCACTACGCCACGATCATCAAGGATCGCACGGGCAAGTACCAGGACAAGATCATCGAGAAGCCGGGCGAGGACTTCGGCGAGGGCCTGATCGCGTGGCTCAACGAGGGCGTGCCGATGGCGCCGCAGACCAAGCCGCCCGCCGAGTCGAAGGCGCCGCATCATGAGTCCTTCGCCGCCGAGCGCGTGGCGTTCTGCGCCGCCCTGACGGCGGACCTCGGCCTCAAGTACGAGGACGTGGCCGCGTGGTGCGAGGCGAACCGCAAGCCCCGGCCGTCTGCGATGACCAGCGAGCAGCGGCAGAAGCTCATGGACTACCTCGCCAGCGACACGGGACGGGCGAGCATCGACCGCTTCCTCGCGCACGAGGCGGCGAAGTAACCATGCCCGCCCCGTCGCCGACCTACCGCGCCATCCTGCTCCGCCGCCTCCGGGTTCGCCCGGGGGCCACGGCGGCAGACCTCGCGGTGTCGCTCCGCTCCAACACGAACACCGTGTACCACGCACTGAGAATGCTTCGGACATCGGGCCTCGTCCGTGTTGACCCCGGCACCTTTCCCCGTCGCCACTACCGCACCCGCCCCTCTTGAACCTCACGGGGGCGGCAACGCCCCCCATCCCAAGGAACAATGCCCACGACCGAAAGCCTCCTCCGCTCCGCCTCGATCCTCCTCCTCACCAGCGGAGAGATCGAGGACTTCGACGCCGCGCTCGCCGAGTGGATCGGCGACAGCACCGACAAGGCGCAGCGCATCGCCGCCGTGCGCCGCGCCGCCGTGGACCTTGCCGCGCAGGCGAAGGCGCTCGCCGAGGAGCACGCCGCCGTCCGCAAGCGGCACGAGGCCACGGCCGACCGCTGCGGCTACCTGATGACCGCGCTGCTCACCACCCGCCGCGAGCTGGGCGAAGGGGACAAGATCCCCGGCGTCGCGCGGATGCAGAAGAATGGGGGGAAGGCGCCGCTGGTCGGGTTGGCCGAGGTCGATCCCAACACCCTCCCCGATGCGCTGTGCAAGATCGTCCGCTCGCCCGTGGCCGACTTGGTGAGGGCGGCCCTGTTGGCGGGCGAGTCGATCCCTGGCGTCTCCATCGGCGAAGTCGGCGAGTCCGTTCGTTTCGAGTAACCACCCCGGGCGGCACGTCGCCCAAGGAGCCAAGCCGTGACCCCCGAAGCAACGATCCTCGCGGCGAAACTGATCGACGCGCTCAACCTCGATGTCCCCGGTGGACAACTCCGCGGTGACCGTGACGGCGGCATCCTGTGGCTGCACTCCAACGAGGACGACTGGAACGCGGGCGGCGCAGGCGACCCCGTGCCGCAGATCGACGACCCCGCGACGGTGGGCGTTCTGCTCAACCGGCTGCGGAAGCTGACGAAGGACCCCCACGCGCGGGCTCGCTGGTCGAACAGTGGCCAGTGCTGGGAGGCGCTCGCGGGCTATCACATGGTCGGCGGGCGCGGACCCACGGAGGGCGAGGCCATCGCTGCCGCGATCCTCGCCACGGTGCCCGCGTGATCGCCGCGATCAAGGGGAGGCTGGCCGCCGCGACGCCGGGGGAGTGGGAGTGGGACACAGGCGCCGAGTCGTGGCAGCGCTACCGCCTGCGCTCTGTCGTTGGCTGCAGCGAGGTGATCGTCCCCGGCTACGACGGCGAGGGCACGGAGTCGATGACGATCAGTGAGGGCGACGCCGACCTGATCGCGAACGCCCCGACCGATCTGCAACACCTCCTCTCCCTCGTGGAACAGCACGAGCGGGAGGCGGAGATTGCGAGGCTGAAGCCGAAAGCCAAGCCCGCGCTGCCGCTGTTGAGTCTGCCCATCGTGTCCGGCCATGTGTGGGCGCGGGTTGCCGGCGGCGTCATCCATCACGCGTTCAGCCGGGCGACATGGTGGACGGCTCTCTGTGGGGCGTCCACGGGCGATGCGCGCATCGCCGTCGTGAAGGGCTCCCGCGTCTGTCCCAAGTGTCTCACCCTCGCCACGGAGACCCCCCGATGACCCCCGCCGTTCTCTTCCACTTGGCCGCCACCTTCGGCTTCCGCGTCAAGCGCCTCGACGGACACGGCTTCGTGTGCGCCTACCGCGACTCGTGCGCCTTGATGACCTTGGGGCACGATCCCGAACGGGCGTGCGTCCGGTTGCTGGCGATTGCGGCGGCGATGCAGTTGGGAGGTGAGGCGTGAAGATCCTCCCCTGGGAGCCCGTCCTCGACGATGCGCCCTACTTCGTCCGCCGCACGGTCAACGGCATCGCCGTCGGCGAGGTCCGCCTCTCTGCCCTCGGCCCATGGCGCACGGGGTATCGCCTGAACAGCGACGCCCAATGGTCTGCCGGCACCAAGGGCGACGACGTGGAAAGCGCGGCCCGCTCGGTCAACGCGAAGCTGCGCTCGTGGGGATTCGACTGCGACGACACGATCCCCGCGTGAACAGCACAGGAGCAGAAGAGATGACGACGATCTACCTGTCCAACTGGTCGAGCCACAAGACACCCGGGATGCACGGGCCGGGGCGGAAGTGGTCCGCGATGGCGGCTCCCCGTTCGTGGGAGATCGGCGACGGCGTGCTCAACTGCGTCGCCCCCGATCTCTCCGACCTGCGTGACGTCCAGGCCGGGCGCATCGATCTGCCCACGTACCGGCACCGCTACGAAGGGGCGATCCTCCGGCGGCAAGCGGCGTTCTCGATGCTCACGCCGACCCACCTGCACCCGGGTTGGCGTCCGCGCGAACAGCCGCCCGCATGGGGCGCCGTGGCCGACGGGGACACCGTTCTGTGCGCGTGCTCCAGGGTCGCGCGCACTGCCGGCGCCTGTCACCTCGCGTGGTTGGCACCGTGTCTGTCCGTCGCCGGGTGGGGTGTCGTCCTCGACGGCGTGCCGATGCCGGCGGCGGAGGGCTCGCTGCTGTGGGAGGCGGCATTCGAGCGCGTGTTCTGTCGCCCTGTTGACGCCCCCGTCCCCGTGGCGGGTGAGGGGCGGACGTGATCCTCGCCGTCGACGACGACCCCGGGCGCTACGACTACCTGCGCGTGCTGCTGAACGAGCGAGGCGACGATGCGCCGCGCTTCGTGGTGGCGACGTGCCGCGAATGCGTGGAGAGCCACATCCCCCACGCGACGGCGATCCTGCTCGACTTCGATCTCGACGGGCGCGAGGAGTGCGCGAGGTGCAACGGCTGGATCGACGTGACGAACGCGACCGCCTACCTCGACGCGGTGATCGCGCGCGGGGTGCCGGTGATCGTGAGTTCGTGCTCCTCGAACGCCAACCGGAAGCACCTGGTCACGCAGCTACACGAGCGCGGCGTCAAGGTCGCGGGCATCGCCGCCGACCACTTCGGCGTCGAGCGCGAATGGCTCGGGACGCTGTGGGTATGGGGTGTCGTCAGTGACCGAGGAGGCCCCCATGGGCGATAGCCGCAACCCCGCCGAACGAGCCACCACCCTCGCCGCCGCAATCGAGGCCCACTACGACACCGGCCCGCTGGAGGGGCTGGCGTGGATGATCGAGCAGACGATCC